CCGTGCGCCGCGGCCGCGCGCGGCGCCTCCCGCCGCACCGCGACCTACTTCGAGGCCCAGGCGGAGGGAGTCTCGAGGGGAACGATCCGGTGGCGGAGGCGCCGGGAGCGGAAGCGCCTCGAGGGGGCAGCTACCCCACAAGGACTCCCCACGTTCTCCACGGAGTTATCCACACCCTTTCCGCCTGTCGTTACGAAGGCTTCGCTCCTCCGGGCCGAGTTATCCACACCCCCTATCTCTACGGAGACGATCGGATGATCTCTTTCTTGGCCCTGCTTCCACGGCTCCGATCATCGAAGCGGGAGGGGCTCGAGCTGGGCCCGCGCGAGCTCGTCGTCGACCTGGTCGGCGCGCGGCCGCGGCGCCCCTCGCCGGTGCGGCGCGCGCTTTCTTTCCTCGGACGGGTTGTCCGACGGCTGGTGTAGTTCCACACGAACGGAGGGATCACCCATGGCGGTCAGCGAGCAGGAGCTCCACTTCCAGGCCACGAAGCTCGGCGAGGCGCTCAAGGAGACGATCCCGCCGGGGTCGGGCGTCGGCTTCGCGGTCCTCTTCTTCAACCAGGACCGGCGCGACACGCCGGTCGCCTTCGCCTGCAACGCGGTGACGGAGCAGGAGAAGCGCGCGGTCGTCGAGATCCTGCGGGGATTCGCGAACGCCCTCAACCCCTCCCGCATCATCACGCTCTCGTAGCTCCCCGGGTCCTGCATGGAGGGCAAGGACCTGGGGGCCTTCGAGGCCTGGACGCAGCGCTGGCTCGCGACGCACCCGGAGCCGGGCGCGGACGTGGACAACCCGGTGGACGGTGTGGACGGCGAGTCGGACCCCTCGCCGTGCCAGGGGATTCCCGACGCGACCTGCGACTCGAGGCCGGGCTGCCGGATGCCGGACGGCGCCTGGTGCCCGGTCTTCACCCCGCCGACCTGGGGCTCCCGATGGTGAGGACCCTCCTCGCCCAGGCGGTCGACCCGCTCGTCCCCGAGGTCCAGGCGAAGGCGCAGGCCCGGGGGTTCTACACGCGCTGCAGCAGGACGGTGTCGCGGAAGGAGCTGCGGCGCCTCGCCCGGCGGTTCCCCTCGACGTCGACCCTCGAGGAGCTCGCGAACGTCACCGCCTGGCGGCCGAAGACCCGCGCCGCGTGCGCCGGCGGCCCGCGGCCCTGCCCCTTCGTCGGCTGCAAGTTCCACCTGTTCCTCGACGTGAAGCCGGCGACCGGGGCGATCACCTTCAATTTCCCCGGGGCCGAGCTCGAGGACCTCGCCGAGACCTGCGCCCTCGACGTCGCCGACCGGGGCGGCGTGACGCTCGAGTCGGTCGGCGCCCTGATGAACCTCACCCGGGAGCGCGTCCGCCAGGTCGGGACCGCGGGGCTCCTCGTCCTGCGGGGGAACCTCGAGCCATGAGCGCGGCCTACCCCTTCGACCTCGACGAGGACCTCGAGGGCGCGCGCGCCGCGGCGCTCACCGGCGACGGCGGCGAGGTCGAGCTCCATCTTCCGCGCGGCGTCCTCGAGGCGGTCGACCCGGTCGACCCGCCCTCCGACTGGACGCCGCTCGACTTCTTTGAATCGCCCCAGTGGTGGGTGTACCGCCTGGAGTGGTAGCTCGGCGCGGCGCGCGCCCCGGGCCCGCGCGCCGCGCCCTTCTCCCGTGCCCGCAGGTAGGTGGAGGCAGCATGTCCGACGGATGGATCGGGGTCGACCTGGACGGGACCCTCGCGGAGTATCACGGCTGGAAGGGCCCGGAGCTCGAGCACATCGGCGCGCCGATCCCGCTCATGCTCGAGCGGGTGAGGCGCTGGCTCGACGAGGGGCGGGAGGTCCGGATCTTCACCGCCCGGGCGTGCATCCCGGAGCAGGTCCCTCCGGTCCTCGCCTGGCTGCGGATCCACCTCGGCCGCGAGCTCCCGGTCACGAACGCGAAGGACCTGCACATGGTCGCGCTCTGGGACGACCGGGCGGTCCAGGTCGAGCCGAACCAGGGGATCCGCGTCGACGCGGCGCCCTTCCTGGCCTGCCTCGAGTACCAGGACGAGCCGATGTTGTCCTGCGTCGACGCCTGCCGCGCCGCCGGCCTCAAGGTCCCGCCCGCCGGCCCGAAAGACGAGCCCTGCGACCGCGCGATGGAGTGCCGCGAGGTCCTCCTCCTCTGGACCCCGAACCGCCAGGCGGAGGCCTAGATGGCGCTCATCCTGGAAGGCCGGGCGACGCTCCTCGAGTGCCACGGGTGCGGCGAGCTCTACCTCGAGGGTGAGGGGCCGAACCGGAGCAGTCCGGGAGCGGTGGCGGCCTGGCGGGAGCGGCACCTCGCCTGCCCGCCGCCGGCGCAGGCGCTCCGCGCGGCCGCCCCGAAGATGCAGGCGGACATCGAGGCGCTGGTCCTGCCCCGGCTCCTCGAGCTGGGCGCCGAGGCCGCGCACACCTGGGAGCCCCTGCCCAGCGGCGCGGCGCGCATCGCCGAGCGGGAGGCGGCCGTCCAGCGCGCGGCGACCGACGTCGTCCGCGAGCTCGTCCAGAAGCTCGAGCTCGGCCTCCTGCCCGGGCGCCTCGAGCAGGCGGCCCGGACCATCCACGACCTCCAGGGCACGGTCGAGAGGCTCGACGAGCAGAGCCGAGAGATCCGCGAGCTCGTCGGGAAGACGCTCCCCGGGCACGACCTGGCGCCTCTCACGCTCCTGGGAGTCGTGTCGGAGGCGACGGACGAGGTCGCCATGCTACAGCGCATCCTCTGCGAACCAGGCCCGGGCCCTCACCTCGGTCTGCGCCGCCCTCGACGGGCAGCCCTACCCCGTCGGTGAGCAGATCGCGGAGCGGGTCGCGGCCGTGGCGCGGGACCGCGCCTCGGAGGCGATGGTCCGGAACCAGCTCGAGGCGAAGCTCGAGGCCGAGCGCCGGCGCGTCGCCCAGACGGAGGAGGAGCTCTCGATCGCTAAGGCGAAGCTCGACGAGGCCACGGAGCGGGCCGGCGAGCTCGAGGACCTGGTCGAGAAGGCGACGCAGCTCGCCGAGGCCTACGCGGAGCAGCTCGTCCGCGCGGCCGCGGCGCGCCCGGCTGGCGCTTGATCGCGCCATTTTTCGAGGGCGCCGCGCCCTCGTAGCGCGACCCCGCAACACCTCGGGCCCGGTCGTCTTTCTGGACGCCCGGGCCTTCTCATGGCCCCTTGGGGTCCAGGCGACCTCGGTCGTCGGGCGGCCCTCCACCGTCGGGGCGCCCCGGTCCTCACCGGCCCGGGGCGCCTCACCTCCCCCCGGTGGACCCTCCCGGAGGCGTTGTGGCGAAGCGGAAGGCCCCACTCCCACCCTCTCCCCACCCAAGCGGCCTCACGGACCGCCAGCGGCTCTTCTGCCACGCCTACGCGAACAACGGGGGCAACGGGAAGCAGGCTGCCATCGAAGCCGGCTACTCCGAGCACACCGCCGAGCAGCAGGCGTCCCGGGCGTTGAGGAACGTCAAGGTCCGCGCGTACCTGGACCCCCTCCTCGAGGCGCGGGTCAAGAAGATGGAGCTCCGGGCCGACCGGCTCGACGCCCGCCTCGCCGCCATCGCTTACCGCGAGCTCGACCCGGCCGACCTGGTCGACGCCGAGACGGGCGAGGCGAAGAAGCTATCCGAGATCCCGGAGGAGGCCCGGCGGAGCGTCGCGGGCGTGAAGGTGAAGGAGCTGTACGACCAGGAGGGTGCGAACGTCGGGCGCGTCGTCGAGTTCAAGCTGGTGCCCGAGACCGACCGCGTGAAGGCGATCGAGCTCGGCTACAAGCGCCTCGGCCTCCTCAAGGAGAAGCTCGAGATCAAGGGCAAGGTCCGGAACCTCTCGCACGAGGAGGTCCTCCTCCTCGCGAAGCGGATCCGTGACCGCAAGCTGGCGGGGCGCACGGGCCCCGCCGGTGGCAAGCAGGGGGGCTCGGCTTGAGGCCGGCCTCGCCGTCCGGGAGCGGCGACGCCGTCGCTTCGCCGGGCCCCCCTGCCTCTGCGCTGAACCTCGACCCCGAGGAGCTCCAGGAGCTCGCCGCCTGCCTCCGGGTCATGGAGCCGGACGAGCTCGGCGAGGAGCGGCCCGTCCCCCTCGAGCAGGTGATCCTCGAGCTCCAGGGGATGCTCGCCGGCATGGCGCAGGACGCCGGCGCGCGCGACACCGCCGCGGCCGAGCTCCTCGCGACCTGGATCGACGACCCCGTCGCCTTCGTCCTCGACAACTTCCGGCCGGCGCCCACGAAGGCCTCGCCGGACGGGATCGACGAGTGGCAGCGGGACGTCCTCGACGCCGTCGCGGTCTGCCTCCGGATCGCCCTCAAGGCCTGCAAGGGCCCGGGGAAGAGCTGCGTCCTCGCCTGGATCATCTGGTGGTTCCTCACGACCAGGCCGCACGCGAACATCGTCGTGACCTCGATCACCCGGGAGAACCTCCGGGACGGCCTGTGGAAGGAGCTCGCGAAGTGGTACGCGCGGAGCCCCTACCTCCAGCGCGTCTTCACCTTCACGGCGGAGCGGATCGCCGCGCGCGAGGCGCCGCTCACCTGGTGGGCGAGCGCCCGAGGCTGGGCGAAGGACGCGGACCCGGAGCAGCAGGCGAACACCATGGCCGGCCTCCACGGCGACCACGTGATGATCGTCCACGACGAGGTCTCGGACTACCCCGACGGCGTCCTCGCCGCGTCGGAGGGCATCTTCCAGACCGAGGGGCAGGAGGCGAAGCTCCTCGTCGCCGGCAACCCGACGCGCCAGGACGGCCCGCTGTGGGGGATCTGCACGACCCTCCGGCGCCTCTGGTCCGGCACCGTCGGGCGCATCGTCGAGATCACCGGGGACCCCGACGACCCGAAGCGCTCCCCGCGCATCAGCCTCACCGCGGCCCTCGAGGCGATCCGGCAGCACGGCCGCGAGCACCCGTGGGTGATGACGAACATCCTCGGGCTCTTCCCCAAAACCGCGTTCGACAAGCTCCTGGGGCCGAACGACGTCCTGCGCGCGGTGAACCGCGAGGTCCCGCCCGCGCACTACGTCCACGAGCCGAAGGTGATGGGGCTCGACGTCGCCTGGGAGGGCGACGACCAGAGCGTCCTCATCATGCGCCAGGGCGCGGTCGTCTTCGTCCCGAAGGCCTGGCGCAACCTCGAGGACTGGGAGCTCGCCGACCAGGTCGCCCTCATCGTCCTCAAGCATCGGCCGACCCGCGTGTACGTCGACGGGATCGGCATCGGGCGCGGGGTGATCTCCCACCTCCGCCCGCGCGTCGCCGGGGCCGGCTGCGAGGTCGTCGACGTCCAGGCCGCGGAGTCGCCGGCCGACGCCCGCTACCTCAACAAGCGTGCCGAAATGTGGAAGGGGATGGCGGAGGCTGTGAAGCTGCGCCTCAGATTGCCCGACCACGGCCAACTCCGCGCCGACCTGTGCGCCCCGAAAATCGGGATGAAGGACGGCGGAGGCCGGTCCTACAAGATCGCGCTCGAGTCCAAAAAGGACATGAAGCGGCGCGGACTTCCGTCCCCGGACTTCGGCGACGCGCTCGCCATGACCTTCGCCTGGCCGGACCCGCTCTCGAAGCGCGGGGAGCTCCTCGACGAGGAGCTCGAGCGCGCCGGACGCGAGTCGATCCAGGACTTCAACCCGTTGGCCTGACCGGAGAACCCGATGGGAAGCGCACCCCGCGCACCTTCCGCCCCGCCGCCGCCGCCGCCCCCGCCCGACCCGTTCGACGAGGCGGTCCGGTCGGCGCGCGCCGCCGCCCGCGACCAGCAGCTCCGGGCGAAGGGTAGGAAGTCGACTCTCCTCACCTCGGCCCTCGGCGACACCTCGGCCATTCCGACCACGGGGGGCACGAAGACCCTCCTCGGCCAGTAGCGGGAGAAGCGATGGAGCTCAAGGGCAAGGTCTCAGCGGTGCGCAAGGGCTGGTCCGGCATGTACCCGTCCATGCCGAACGACGACGGCGGGAAGCCGGAGGTCCAGGTCGAGCTCGCCGGCGGCGGGTCTCTGACCTTCCCCGTCGACGCGAAGCAGGCGAAGGACTACCGGCTCGGGGACGACGTGGTCGTCGAGGTCGTCGCCGCCGCGGCCGACGCCGCCGAGTCCGAGACGGTGGAGGAGTAGCCCGGTGCCCGGCGAGACCGCCACCGCGAAGAGCGGGAAGCCCCGCACGACGGAGCGCCAGCGCTACCTCAAGCGCTGGGGGGCCCTCCGGACGAACCGCTCGAGCTGGGAGACCCAGTGGCGCGAGGTGACGGAGCTCACCTCGCCGCGGCGCTTCCGCGCGAACATCAGCGACACGAAGGGCAAGCGGAAGAACGAGAAGGTCCTCAACCCGATCGGCCAGCTCGCGATCCGGACCCTCGCCGCCGGCATGATGGCGGGCATCACCTCGCCCTCGCGCCCGTGGATGCGCCTCGGCCTCCCCTTCCCGGAGCTCGACGACGTCGAGTCGATCAAGGCCTGGACCTGGGAGTGCACGGAGCGGATGCTCGCGCAGCTCCGGCGGACCAACTTCTACCTGACGACCGCCTCGAGCGTGTACGTCGACGCGGCCGGCCCGGGGACGCACTACTCCGGGGTCCTGCGCGACCGGAAGACCTGCCTCCGGTTCTACCCGCGCCAGCTCGGGACCTACTGGCTCGCGAGCTCCTTCCGCGGGCAGATCGACACGGTGTACGAGGAGGTCGTCCTCACGGTGGGGCAGCTCGTCGAGGAGTTCGGCGAGGAGAACGTCACCGCCCGGACGAAGAAGCTCTGGGAGGACGAGAAGCTCGACGCCGAGATCCCGGTCCTGCACGTCGTCGAGCCGAACCGCGACCACATGCCCGGGTCGGACCGGCCGGAGAAGCTCCCCTGGCGCTCCGTCTGGATGGAGTCGGCTAACGCCGAGGACCGGCAGGCGGGCTTCCTGCGCGAGAGCGGCCACCGGCGCTTCCCCGGCCTGGTCGTGCGCTGGGCGGTCGACGGCGACGAGACCTACGGGACCCGCTCCCCGGGCCTCGACGCCTCACCGACGCTGCGCTCCCTGCAGAAGCTCGAGTACCGCCACGCCCTCCTCACGGCGCTGGCGGCCTCGCCGCCCACCTCCGCCCCGTCCTCGGTGAAGGACGCGGGCGGGGTGAACATCAGCCCGAAGGGCGTCACCTGGCTGCCGAGCTCCGGCGGGACGCCGGCGAAGGTCGAGACCACGGTCGACCTCGCCGCGGTGAACAACGCGATCGAGCGCGTCGAGGCCGCGATCGAGAAGCGCGAGAAGCGCGTTCGGGAGTTCTTCTTCGTCGACTTCTGGCTGGCGATGCTCCAGGACGACCGCGCCACGCCGGCGACGGCCGAGGAGGTCCGCGCGAAGAAGGAGGAGCGGATGCTCCAGCTCGGGCCCGTGCTCGAGCAGATCCAGGTCGAGTACCTGGAGCCCCTCATCGACCTCCTCTTCGAGGCGATGATGGAGGACGGCCTCCTCCCGCCGCCGCCCGCCGAGCTCGTCGACTGGCTGCGCGCGCACGGAATGAGCTCGATCACGTTCGACGTCGAATACGTCTCGATCGCCGCGGCCGCCCAGAAGGCCCTCGGCCTCACGAACGTCCGCGCCTTCCTCGAGCTCATCGCCCAGGCGAACGGGATCGACCCGCAGGTCCTCGACAACGTCGACGCCGACGTGATCGTCCAGGAGGCGAGCCGCATCCTCGGGATCAACCCCAAGATCGTGAAGTCGATGGACGTCGTGAAGGCGCTCCGCGCCGGGCGGGCCCGCCAGGAGCAGGCGGCGCAGGCCGGACAGGCGATGGCGGTCGGCGCCGACGCGGCCTCGAAGCTCGCGAAGGCCCCGGCTCCCGGGCCGGACAACACCCTCGGTGCGCTCGCCCCGATGCTCGCGGCCATGGGGCCGGGAGCTCCGGCGGTCGAACCCGGGCTCACCAACGTCGCACCCTGAGAGGACGCCATGCGCCCGCCCGCCACCAGCACGAAGCACCTCGAGGACCTCCGGCGGCGCCGCGCGCTCGCCCGCGTCCCGCTCTACGCCGCCGCGCTCGCCGCGCTGCGCGCCCTCGCGGTGCGCGGCATCGCGCCCGAGACGGTGGGCCGGGACGTCCCATGGCCCAAGGAGTTCGCCCCCCTCGACAAGCTCGAGAAGCTCACCGTCGTCCGCGAGGCGGTCGCCGCCGCGGCGCGCCGCGCCCAGGTCGCGAAGGCCGTCGCCGAGGTCTCCCCCGGGTGAGCCGCCGCCGCCGCCATCAGGTCGAGCCAGCGACCGAGCAGGAGCTCCAGGCCGAGCGGGAGGACACGCGCGACGCGGACCTCCGCTGGGCGATGGAGGACCCGCGCGGCCGCCGGCTGATCAGGGAGCTCCTCTACGACCCGGAGCGCGGCCTCGGCCTCGACACCGTGCCGGCCGGGCTCACCGACGCCCAAGCGCATGGCGAGGCCGCGAAGCGCGCCCGGGCGAAGGACGTCGACAACCGCCTCCAGCGCGAGCTCCCGGAGCTCTGGCTCGCGATGCACCAGGAGCACCTCGAGGCCCGCCTCGAGGAGAAGAACCTCCGCGCCACCGCGGACGCGGAGCACCCCCCGGACGAAGGAGACGAACCGTGATCCTGCGCAACCTGCTGTCCCGCTTCCTCATGGCGCCCGCCGACCCCCCGGCCGGCGGAGCCGCGCCCGACGAGGAGACCCCTGAGACGCCCGAGGATCCTCCCGCTGGCGACGAAGGGGGCGGAGACGACGAGACCCAGCCCCCCGAGGAGAAGAAGTCGGAGAAGGGCAAGGAGAAGGCCCCCGAGAAGAAGGCGGCCGAGAAGAAGGGCGCGAAGGAGGCGAAGTCGGCGGACGAGAAGAAGTCGGCGAAGAAGACCCTCCTCGGCGCGAAGGACGTCCCCACCGACGCCGAGAAGGCGCCGAAGGGGGAGAAGTCGAAGGCGGGCGACGACCAGGGCGCGGGCGAGAGCGACCTCGACACCTGGCAGCCGAAGCTCGCGGACGGCGTGAAGGTCGACGAGGAGCTCCTCGGCGAGGCGAAGAAGATCGCCAAGGAGCACGGGCTCAAGGGGCAGCAGCTCCAGGGGTTCGTCGAGCTGGGCGTCCGGATGCAGGAGAAGGCCGCCCAGGAGTTCGTCGACGCGCATGAGGCCGCGGTCGAGAAGCTCGCGTCCGCTGCGAAGGCGGACAAGGAGATCGGTGGGGCGAAGCTGGAGGAGAGCCTCCAGTCCGGACTCAGCGTGCTCAAGAAGTACGCGGGTGCCGAGTTCCCCGTCGTGATCGCAGAGCTCGAGCGCACGGGGCTGGGAAGCCATCCGGCGCTCATCAAGACCCTGGTCCGGATCGACAAGGCGACGCGCGACGACGACACGACGGCGCGCGTGAGAGGCGGGAAGGCGGGCGCGAAGGACGCCGACCCGATGGCGAAGTTCACGAAGGGCATGTACCCGCGGATGGCGAAGGAGCTGGCGCGGGAGCGGGGCGAAGACGTCGACGACGACGGCTAACCCCGCGACACGAACGGAGGAAACACCATGGCAACGATCGGCACGGACCTGCCGAACCTGCTCGACCTGATGAAGGGGCTCGACCCCGACGGCAGCGTCGCGCAGGTCGTCG